GTTAAGGTCTGTTACGTACTGTGCGGGGTTCCAGTCCTCCTTGATCTGTTTAGAGATCTTAGACACTTGTCCAGCGATTGTAGCAATCTGGCGCTTCTGAGTAGAAGCCTTACTGCTTTGCGTAAGCACCCTGGTGCGGGTAACTTTTCTCCCTCTGCGTCTGCTTCTGCGTGCATACACCATTTTAGACCTATGGTATTAGAAACAAATATTTTAATTTAAACGAAATTTGAAACGCGCGCGTTTGAGCCCTAAGGAATTAATTCTGTAGGGATGGTAGCAACGTGATTCATAAATGGCTCCCGTGGCTCCGGTTGAAGGTAATACTAAAGCTTCAACCTCTAAAGCAAAAAAGAGAGGAACAAGTGCAAAATGCTGGTTGTTTGTGTGGAATAATTATCCAGAGGACTGGCTGGCTCTCTTGGCTCCCGTTTTTACGGAACATTCTTGCGAATGGATCGTGGGAGAAGAGGTCGGTGAGAAGGGTACTCCTCACCTACAGGGGTATGTGGAATGCCCCGTTAAATGCCGTCCCGTGGAAAAGTATAAGCTAAGTGAAAAGATACACTGGGGAGATGAAAAGGGTCGACCGTGTAAAGGTAGTAGATTGAGTAATGTGACCTATTGCTCGAAGGATGGTAAGTTTAAAGGTAGTTTAAAGCCTCCTACTCCATTGGTTAAAATGACGTGGGATAAGTTAAAACCTTCTCAGAAGTTAATAGCTTCTAACTTCAGTGAAAAGGAAGACCCGTTATTTGGTCGATTAATCTGGTGGTTCTGGGAACCGACTGGTGGCGTCGGTAAATCCGTAATGTGCAAGTACTTTGTTGATTGCTGTGGAGCGTTAATCCTGTCAGGTAGTGCAGCCGATATGAAATTTGGTGTAATGAATTACGTGCAAACTAATGGTGAAGGTCCAAGTATAGTTGTGATGGATATCCCGAGAGTACAGGATTCCATAAGTATCAAAGGGCTTGAAGAGGTCAAGAATGGGAACTTTTTTTCGTCTAAGTATGAGAGTGGTATGGTACGGTACAACAGCCCGCACGTCATTGTGTTTGCTAATAAGCCTCCTGATTTGAGTGATATGTCTGCTGACAGGTGGCGTGTATATAATATGAATGAATTGGATATAAACAAGGGAGATCGATGGGCTCAAGCTAATAGTCTGATCTGAATATAAAAGTCGTGACGGACGTCAATGGGAATCTAAAATATAGATATTTGAGTTCACACCTGGGTGCCACTGCGGGCACCCCGGATACGTGTGAGCTTAAATGTGTACATTTAAACAATAAAGAACAGTCAGGGTTTTCTCTGTGACAATGTCTACGAGAAACTAATTGTATCCAGACCATAGGGTGGTCATCTGCAACGTAGGATATTCTCCGTCGAAGCCGGAGTTATTATTAAAGGCGATTACAAAGTATCGGTGATGGAGAGGATAATCGGTATCCTGAATGGTAGTGTCCCAGTCTCCTGTCTTGCTGACGAGTTTGTGTGGGCACTTTTTGTTAAGATAACCGCGGTGGAATCCCCCGACAATTTTAGTGTTGTCGCTCTCGTTCATAAAAGTCTGACACCTTTTTACGTGGTGGATTTTAAACCTTCCTCGGTTAATGAATGTTCTGCCATTCTGTGAGTGATAGTCAAAATTTGGTGTAAGATTTGAGACGCCTCCCGTCTCAAACCAAACCTTCTGTGCGTTGTCTGCGTGGAGACTAACGATGAACAGGGTCATATCTATGAAGCCCTCTTCGTTCTGAGGGTAAAGCTTGTAGTCTGTGTTAAATTTGACAACTTTGAACCAGCTCTTATTATGCGCTGCATCGTTCTGGTTGAAGATACGTGTGCGTAAGGATGGGATCATTGAGATTTCGTTTGCAGTGTAGGGTGTCGAGAGTTGAGAGTTAAGGTCTGTTACGTACTGTGCGGGGTTCCAGTCCTCCTTGATCTGTTTAGAGATCTTAGACACTTGTCCAGCGATTGTAGCAATCTGGCGCTTCTGAGTAGAAGCCTTACTGCTTTGC